CTTTGACAAGATCATGCGAGTTAGACTTCCGTCTTACCCGTATGTGACGGTTAAGGGTCCGTTGCTGAGTAGCTCTTCAAAGAAGAAACCTGTCCTGGTTAACAGGAGAGGCTCTCTTCCGAGAAGACCTAGCAAGGCAGTCCCTAGTCGTCGTTCTGATCCGGTCACCACAAAGCTTTGGCAGGCAATGTGGTGTTCTTTGATCTCCTGTGGTATTGGAACTTTGTTTGGTTGTTGGGAATTGAGAAGGTGGTTGAGCCGGTCCGTTCGTAGGAACGGCTGGTTGACTACAGCAAGGGAGCTCAAGGAGGTGTGCCACCTCCTTCGGGCTAACGCTTTGGAACAGCGTCGTCGCCCCTTGCCAGCGTGCTCTCATTTCCCACTCCGTCTCTATAAGTGGTTGAATGTCGTCCTGAGTGTCAAAGGGAAGCTGGCCTTTTCCAGGCTCGCTCGTGCCTTGCCAGAGGCTCCTCAGGATGTGCTTATAGAGGCGTACACCAAACATTTGCAAACGCTGCGTAGCAGACACGTGACTCCGGCACCTATGCTGGAGGACATTCGACGTCACGTCTCCACACTGCTGCGTGGTAAGTTCCAAAAATGTAGTCAATTGTCCGTACCTTCTTCGTCTGCCGCTACGGTCGAGTCGTCGCGCAAGGATGGGGGTTATAGTGGTTACCTCGGTCGAATCTTTAGTCTCCCTGGGATGGGAGAGTTTGGAATCGATGGTCTTCCTACCATGAACCCCACTCGCCTTGGCGCTGTACTCAGGCGTAGACTGGGCAGTGATGGTCTGAGTGAATTCCTTTCTCCTCCCGAGAGAGTTGCCGAAGTGGAGGCTGTACTTGCAACACAGCAAATCCTCTCCGCGGCGGTAGGGAAAGAAGTAGTTCACTCTGCGTCGGCCATCACCGAGCTCGGGATGAAGGCACGGATCATTACCGTTCCGCCTGCGTCTTGCTTTGCCAGAGGTGACCTTGTTAGACAGGTTCTCTGGCCCACCCTTCTTCGCGAGATTCCCCAGATCTCCCCATATGCTCCGCATACTGAGGATGGGATTCTTCGCCGGTTGGCGGGTGGCCTTGGTGCAGATCATATCTTCCTTTCGGCAGATTTGACCTGTGCGACAGATGGGTTTGGACACGATGCGATCGGCGCTGTGGTTGATGGGCTGGAGAAAGCAGGCTTCCCTACTTTCCTCGCTCATGAACTCCGAGAGTCCCTCGGAGTTGGCGCTAGACCGCACCTCGTGTCTTACAAACTCAGCTTGTTGACCAAGGAGGAGCAAGATTATTGCAGAAAGCATTATGAGTGTGATGAGAAGCTTGGGAGAGTGAGTATACCGAAAGTTCGCGGGTCCCTTATGGGTACTCCCTGTTCCTTCTCTATACTCTCGCTTCTCAATCACTGGATGAGTAAGGACCTTGGGTCCCGGAGGATCATCTGCGGAGATGATCTTGCCGCCCTTACTCATCCTCATAATGCCTCCCTCTACGCCCTTAGGGCCGGCGCAGTAGGGAGCGGACTCCATGATGGAAAGTCTTATCGGTCTCGTATTGGCTTCGTGTTCTGCGAAGCGTATGCACTCTTGGACAAGAGTGGGAATGGTCTCGAACCATTTAGACCCGTTTCCATCAAGGAGTTCGTTAGGAACGGTAATGGGGTTATGAATCAGTACGGAGTGGACAATTCTTCCTTCAATCGTCTTGCACGCTGCGCGAAGACAATATACCGCAAGCAGCGAAAGGTTGCGGGAAGAAAGCAGAGGCCCGCAGAGCTTCCAGCCTCCCTCGGAGGTTTGGGACACCCTTGTAAGGGGCGCCTCCTCGTTCCGAGGTGGTGTCGGTCTTCCTTGAAGGAGCTCTACCTCTGCACCGTACTGGATGGTAAACACCCTCATAACCCATACGACTACATTCGCCCCCTCGCAACTCCAGCAGTACCGAGTGATCGGCCGCTGTTCAAGAGAATATCCAACTGGTCGAAGGCCCGTGTGCTGCGCATGCGGGAGGACGAACCACAACCAGGTGATAGTTTCTTGACCTTCAAAGAGATGACTGCCTACGCCAGCATAGGCACGAATCTCTGTTACCTCAATGAAGGTGGTGTTAACGTTGTGAGGAAGCGAACACAGGAGAACAAAGTTGGAAAGCAGAGGTGGCCCAAGCCGTGCCCTGGCACGGGGGTCTTGTCCACTCAAACGAGAATTGTACAGGTTCTCGAGTGGGACAGGAGAGCTCGGGAGGAGCTCGGCACCTACTTTCCACCGGAATTTTCGGCGCATGTCCGCAAGCGAACACTTGCC